GGGCGCAGGCCAAGCCGGCGGGCTTCGGCGTCGCTCTGGTCGTCTGCGCTGAACTGCACCCGACCGATGACCCGGACACTTGCCACGTAGGCGTCGAGCGCGCGCGTCGCGAGCTCGGCATCTTCCTTGACGGCATCGCTGATGGCCCTGAATCCGTCGATGTCCAGATTCGCCAGGGCAACGATCTGGGCGGCCACCGCCGCGATTTCCCGGCCAGCGGCACCGAAGACGAACTTGATCTCCGCATAAAGGATCTTCACCGTCTCGGTGACGTACTGGAACGCCAGCGCCAGGAAACCCACGCTTTCGTCGCCATTCGACGCCCGCTCGATCTCGGTCGCCAGTTCTGCGAAGAAGCCGGCCGCGCCCGAAATCGACGCTGCCATGGCTTCGCTCGCTCCCGTCGCCTTGTCGATCGCGCCGACCAGCGAAAGGATCGCGTTCTCGCTCTGGGTGGTGGCTTGCTGCACGGTGAGCGGCATGCGGCGGAACTCGGTGTCAATCGAGTCGGCGGACTTGCGGAGTGCATTGAAGACCTGCTCACCGGTCAGCTTCCCGGCCTGGCCGAGCTCGCGCAGCTTGCCGATCGGAACACCGAGCCCGTCGGCAATGGCGCGCGCGAGCCTTGGCGCCTGCTCCAGAACAGAGTTCAGCTCCTCGCCGCGCAGCGCGCCTGCGGCGAAGCCCTGCCCAAGCTGAATGAGCGCGGCCTCCGCGCCCTGCGCGCTGGCGCCGCTCACGATCAGCGCCTTGTTGATCGTCTCGGTGACTCCCAGCACGCTTTGCTGTGACACACCAAGGGCCTCCGTAGAGCGCGACAGGCTGCCGAAAAGGTCGGAGGTCTGCTCCAGACCCACGCGGGTACGCTGACTTATCGCGAAAATCTCGGCCTGCACCGAAGCGAATTCGCTGGCGCTTTTCGTGACCAGCGACAGCCGCGAATTGATGTTGTTGATCGAGTCCGCCAGGCGGAAGAACTGCGAGACAGTGGCCCCGACGGTGATGCCGGCGAAGACGGTCTTCAGACTCGTCATTACGTCGCCCAAACCATCGACGGCCTTCTCTGCCTTCTGCCCGGATGCCGCCAGTTGGTCGAGGTCACGCGCCCCTTTGAGCGCCTGGCCGCTGTCGATCCGGATGGCAAGTGCCGCTACATCAGCCATTGGCGTTCCTTCTCTTGGCGTCTTCGCCCATCTGCTTCAGGGCGGCGCGCTCGAGCACGCGGAGGTCTTGGAAGACTTCCTCGCGTTCGTTGGGTGGGATTCGGTTGCGGCGCCAGACCTCGGGCAGCGCCTCGTAGCGCAGGCCTACCCGGCAGCCTTCGGTCCAGAACCACTGCGTGTCCATGCCGATGAACACGTTGATGGCCGTCACGTTGTCCGGCCAGACCTCGATGACGTTGTCGTCCTCGTAGTCGGCCTCGGTGAGGCCAATCGAAGCCAGAGCGGCGGCATCAGGCCTTTCGCACCAGATGGCCTGTGCCACCGCCTCTAGTTTTTTAGGCGAACGGCTGACAGCTTGGTCGTGTAGGCCGCGACGATTGCCCGCGCAGCACCGTGGTAGTTCTGCAGGAGTTCGGTCACGTTCTCACGGTTGAACTCACCGTCCAGGCCAGACCAGCCTTCGACGATCTCCATGATGGAGTCGACGTCCGGCCGGGTTTTCGCCGCATCGCCTGTCACGAACTCTTCAAGCTCGCGCTTGGTCTTGTGGCGAAAGCTGACGGTGATGTCGTGGAAGGAAGTGCCGTCCGGCAGAGGAATGCCGACCTCCAGGGTGAAGGTCGGTCGGTCCTTGATCTTGAGTACTGCTCCGCTCATGGAACGACTCAGGCTGCGACGCCGTAGCTGGTGAACGCACCTTGCAGGGCCAGGGACACGTTGTTCACCATCTCGTTGTCCTTGGTGGTGACGGGGATCGGGTTGAAGAACAACGTGCCGGGGTAGTAGAGCGTACGACCACCCTTGAGCACGAGTCGAATCACAGTCAGTTCGCCGCTGTCATTGGCGGCTTGCAGAGCGGCGTGCTGCGCGCTGTCCGGCGCGTAGGACACCGTGAAGTTCAGCCGAATCGGGTTGGTGCCGGTGAAGAACTCTTGGTCTTGCTCGAAATCCAGATAGCTCGTCGTACCGGACTTCGGATCGCCACCGGTGGACTCGAAAGAGGGAATCTTCGGGACTTGGGTCCATGCCGTGATGGCGCGCACACTGCCCACGCCACCGCCGGCAGGGAATCGATCGGTCGAGGTGCTGTTGAGGCCTTCGAACTCGAAGTTGTTGGTCGTGCCGTCATCGACACGGCGCACGCTGTTGTCCAGCAAAGACCAGCCAGGAGCCGAGGCGACCACGATGGCGCCATCGCTCAGTCCGTGGGCCGTGGAAGTGGCCACCGCCGGATTGGCATTGGTGACAGCCGTAACGGGCAGAGCCGAGCCGAGCGTGGTGGCGATGGCGACCTTGGCGCCGTTGGGAAGCGGGATGGAAGCCATGGTGTGGCCCTTTCAGAAGTGAGAAAGCCGCCCGTAGGCGGCTGGTTGCTGGATGCCCGAAAGGGCTGGTTGGGAAATCAGTCGAGGTACTCGCCGGCCCTGTACATGCAGGAGACCGGGATCACGTAGCGGTCAGCCTCTTCCAATGCGGGCGCGGCCGACATGGGCGAGGTGATGTAGATGAGAAACTGGTCGTCGCCGAGCGCGTCTTCCACAGGGAATGCCGCGTCGAGGGAAGCCTCGAGCGCTTCTCCAGCGCCCGCACTGAACCCGACTGGCATGTAGAGCGAAACCTGGAAGACGCCAGAGTAGGAGCGGCCAATTCCGCCCAAGTCATTGCTGACAGTCCTGGCTGGAATCAGGTACGCCCTCGCGAAAGGTCCAGGCAGCGGAGTCAGCTTTTTGTTCTCCCACGCCACCTGAATTTGTGGGGCCTGAGCTTCTGACCAGGTTTTCAGCCGACTTTCGAATGCGGCGCGGATACGTGCTTTGCTCATTGCAGCGACCCCACCGCTTCTTCAACGAACCGGTTCCACTCGGCGATCGTCACTCGCACCATGCCGCTGGGGGCCTGCTTGGACCACCCGTACTCCAAACGACGGGCGTACGGCAGCGAATTAGACAGCCAGATGCTCCGGCCCAACTGCACCTGCATGATCTTTGCCGAGCCGGTCGAGATGGTCGCCGACCCACTCTTGTCGGTCGCCGTGGTGGTCTTGCCAATGCCGGCCGATCCCACGGTCCAATTCGCACGGAACCGGCCGGTGTCCACCGGGCTTTTCAACACCACACTGGCCAGAACGTCAATGCCGACCTTGCGTACCACCTGCTCGGCGTTTCCCTTCGCCTTGTCCACGAAGTTTTGCAGTTGCAGGGTGAAAGCGTTCTGCGACATCACGCACCCCGCAACTGGAGCTCGTACAGCACAACAAGACCGGCCGGCGCCAGAGGTTTCGCGGCAACGACGGTCAGCTTCTGCCCGGCCCAGTCCATCACATCGCCCTGCTTCGGCGCCCAGATTCCGACAGCGGACAGGAATGCCTGGCGATCACCCTGGAGGATGCGCGTGCCGTCGATGTAGCGATGGGCGTAGTCGAACACTGCTGCGGTCACATCCTGCGTCGTCGTCGTGATCGGCGCGCTCCCGGTTGCCGAGTCGTACTCGCCGGCCTCATTGCGCGTGACCGTCGTGAAGGCGCCGAAGCGCTTCAGGAGGCGGTCGGCGGTCGCGGCGGTGGCACTGTAGTTGGTGGTGACCATGTCAGTACGCCTGATAGATGCCGCAGTTCGCGCACAGATGGCCGTCCGTGGTCAGGTAGAACAGCTGATTCCCGCAGTTGCACTCCCGAACCAGCTGTCCTTCCGACGGCATGAACTCAAACTTCCATTTGCCTTTGTGGGTGTGGCACGCTGGGCACTCAAGTTCCGTCGTGCCGGTAGGTGCAACCGCCTGCCACTCGTGACCGCACGAAATGCAGAAGGCCTGCCCGGCGCCGTGTTGAACCTGAGGATCAGGACGCTTGAACTGCAGGACAGTCACGCGCGCACCAACCGGACCATGTTCCCGCCACCTGTCACCAGCGATCCCAGCATGGCGTCGATCGCCTGGAACTTCACCTGCTGTCGCGCGCCGTCGGCGTACACCACCGCAATCGGCCCCACCGTTTCGGACTTCACCTGCGCGCCGAGGTCTGGATCGAGCTCGCCTCCTGCCGCCCGGAAGCCCAGTTCGGCGCAAGCCTTCACCACCTGCTGCGGCACTTCGTTGCTCGGCAGGGTCCAGCCCTGGTACACCACGCCGACACGGGGCCAGCTGAGCGCCTGGGCCAGCGTGAGGCGCTGCCCGGTCCAGCGTCCGCCATAGATTCGCTCCATGTAGTCGGTAGCACGGCGCAGGGCCTGCTCTTTTTCAATCTCCTGCATCGTCGCCCACAGCGTGATGCCGCGCGCCT